GTTGGCCGCTGCAATAGGTGATGATGCAGACTATGCAGGTACAGTGACTACTTTGTTATCAAATAAGTTAAACTCTTCTGCTTATACTGCTGCTGATGTGTTGGCTAAGTTGTTAACTGTTGATGGTGCGGCTTCAGGACTTGATGCTGACAAGTTAGACGGACAGTCTTCTGCTTACTACAGAAACTACGCTAACCTAACAGGCAAACCTTCGGTACCTACGTTTGTTTCTAAGGAGGTTACAGGTGCTTCTAGTGGCGCAACCGATTTATCATTAGGATTTGGGGGGATAGCTAACATTCAAATTTATGAAGACGGAGTTCTAATAATGACTGATATTACTCAAGATGGCATAGGTGGCGCAACAGCCCAATTAACTGCAGGAACAGACTTTACAATTGTTGCCGTAGGTGACTAATTTGTAGATTAACCATAGAGGGGGAGGCTAATCCCTCCCCTTTTATTCTATTAAAAAAAAGATATAAATGGCAGTTAAGTTTCTCAACGGCATAGATGTAGACGGTTCGTTAAATCTAGCAACATCAGACATTCCTAATTTAGCAGCCTCTAAGATTACAAGTGGCACATTTGGCACTGCTCGTATACCTGACCTTAGTGCTACTTATCTTTCTACAAGCGGTGGAACTTTGACCGGGCCTTTGCAAGCACAATCTTGGTTGTTCAGAACAATGGCAACATCAACTGAATATCACGTTTTAGATAACGGCTCTTTAAACGGCCCTAGTTGGAAAATGAGATACGATGGGGCTACAGCAAATAGATATGTAGATTTTGGATACAAAGACGGTAATGGAGATTATACTTCAGGCTTAAAGTTATATAACAATTCAACAGTAAGTTGGAGAGGCACAGATATAATAAACGCTAGTGGACAATGGATTGGTGCCATTCCAAACCTAAGTGGAACCAACACAGGTGACCAAGACTTAAGTGGATACTTAACAACTTCAGCTAAAGCTGCGGATTCTAACTTACTTGATGGAATAGATAGCTCTGCATTTTTACGTAGCAATGCTTCTGATACATTTGACGGAACTCTATCTTGGGGTAACTCTTTTGGAACCGATGCATTTGATTTAAATGGTGGAGATATAGAAGATGCTAATGGGGTTCGTGCTAGAGAATTTACGCAAATAGCTTCAGGTATACCTAGAAACAACCTTGGTAGCCCTACCGTAACGGAGATGGCTTTGTTTGAGCCTCAGTTTACTTGTAAGACAGATTTATCTAACTCTTATGATGACTTATCAGACTTAACTTTTCATAAACAAATGACTTCCGGTGGCGCATGGGAAGAGGTTACGGTTTCTGATGACCAAAAACGTAGGTTCCTACGCACTAATAATTCAAGTGTAGTTATCCCTAATACTGCATATAAGTTTAGGGTTGAGTATGTTGCAAAGGGTTACACATTTGGAAATGCCCTGTACATTTATTGGTCATCAAACTCTCATAACAGTCAGGTACACATATGGAAAAGAAGATGTTCTGATAATACTTGGATACAACACACTTCATCAACTACAACTGTATCATCATGGCCCGGTCACCTGTATCTACCTTTCAGTACCATACCTTGGCTTGAAACTAATACTACATCCACAGGGCACTACAACACTATCCGTGTAGAATTTACTCCTAATTGGAGTAGTCATGAAACTTATGGGAGCTATAACATAAACTTAAGTGGAAGTCAGATATGGGGAGGTTACCCTAGTGGGCGTAGAACACCTCATTATTATGACCAAAACGGTAAGTTGTTTACATACGGTGATTTAGAGGCTAATGGTAAGCTGTACATAGACACAAGAGATACAAATACTACTTCAACTGCTGCATTAGTAATGAATGGCAATGAAGTTGAGCAACGTACTCTTGGCTCTAACGCATTTAACAGCACAGCAATACCAAGTGGCAATGCTATTATAGATTGGACTGCAGACCAAGGAACCACTAATATACATTCAGGTAACTACACAGATACTAATACTACCTACTCAGTTCAAGATGGTGAGTTATCACAGAATAACTTTACTAATGCTGACCATACTAAATTAAACGGTATTGAGGCAGGCGCAACAACCGACCAAGACTTAAGCGGATATTTATTAACTACAGGCAAAGCAGCAGACTCTGAATTATTAGATGGTATTAACTCCACATCATTCGCTAGAAGTGATTCCGATGATACTATTAGTGGTAAAATTAATTTTACATACCACACAACAGCCGAGCCTCTTTCTGCTGTAGAAATTAATGGTGGTGGTAATCACACAGGTCTTTATGTCAACCCTGCTGCCTCAAAACAAGCGCATATAAGGTTTGCTACAAACGGAACTTTAAAGTGGCAAATACGAGCGCCATTCCAAGATAGTGCAAACACAGCATTAAAATTCTACTCATGGGTAAATAGTGAGGATAAGTTTGTGTTTAATCACGATGGCTCTGCAAGCTTTAATGGTGGTACAGTTTGGACATCCACTAATGATGGAGCTTCTAGTGGTCTTGATGCTGATACTGTAGATGGATTACAAGCTACTGCTTTTGCAACTTCTGCACAGGGTACTCTAGCCACAAACGCTTTACCAAAGTCAGGTGGTACTATAACAGGAGACTTAACTGTTAATGGTAAGATAACTCAAGATGGAGTTGTTGATAGAGAAGAATGGGGTAGAACTTACGCAGCAAGTAATACAACTATTGCAACACTTCTAACAAGCGATGGCAATGCTTTGCCAACAGGTGGTGCTTACAGAATGACAGGTCATATTTCAGGAACAGGAACTGAACAAGTTTCTGTGGCTGTTTTTTGGAATGAGAACGGAACTTGGTACTGTAATAATACTTTTGCAGGTGGTACTAGTTCAAATCATATTGAATTCTTAATATCAGGTACAGTACCTAAAATAAAAACATGGCATCCAAATGACTATAATATTAATGTAACTCATGAGAGACTTTCTCTTGATGAGGGTACAGGTACTGATAATCTTAGAGGCTATTTTGGAGCAGATTCATTTTTAAAATGGACAGAGTCTACTAATGCTCTTGTAGTTCCCGGAACAATAGCCGCCACTAACCTATCAGGTTCTAACACAGGTGACCAAACATTACCTACTGCTAGTTCACTTGGTGCAGTAACCTTAACCGGTACTCAAACTATATCAGGTAATAAAACTTTCAGCGGCTCACAAAACCACTACAAGGGACATCTATATTATGATTCTTACGACAGTGCCGGCAATCATTATTTTCATTTTAATGATGGTGCAGCGGTAGGTGGAACAACAGTTAATTGGAGACAGTATTACGGAACTCAATTAAAAACACATACTTGGACATCTGACTCTTCAGGTAACATGGTGTTTACTTTTCAAGGAGATATTGATGCTAATGGTGGTGATATAACCGCAGATAACTTCTCAGGCTCATCTTCAGGAACCAACACAGGTGACCAAGATTTAAGTTCATACTTAACAGCAGAAACATTTTCCGCTACTGACGTAGTGTTTACAGTTGATGGTAATGACGTTATTGCAGGAGATGATTTAGTTTTAGCAGGTGGCTTGACTTGGACAAATTCAAGTAAGACATTAACATCAGCAAATACAAACACAACTTATACTGCAGGGGCAGGATTATCACTAAGTGGAACAACCTTTAATATAGGAATTGCAAAAGGACAGAATAATAATTACATAGAATCTTCTACATCAACAGATAACAGAGGAAACTTTGGTGCAGGAGTTTGGGCTTATAGTGGATACTCATCAGGTACTGACAGGCCATTTACTTACGATGCTACATTGCAAATAATGCCTACCGCAGGGATGGGTTTTGAACTTTCTACAGATTGGCACTCAAGTAAAGGCGAGTTAAAAATAAGAAGTTTAAGAGATTGTTGTGAAGGTTGGTCAGACTACACTACAATATGGACTGCTGAAAGTTTAACAAATAATAATCAATTAACTAATGGTGCAGGATACCTAACGACATATACCGATACTAACACTCAACTTTCAGAAGCGGAGGTCAGAGCATCATTTACCGCAGGTACTAATGTAGCTATTACAAATGGAGTAATAAGCTCTACCGACACAAACACTGTATACAGTCACCCTACAACGGCAGGAAACAAACACGTTCCTACAGGCGGTTCTGCAGGAGAGTTCCTAAAGTATAGCGCAAGTGGCACAGCTGTATGGGCAACACCTAGTTACACAACTAATACTAACACTCAGCTTTCAGAAGCGGAAGTTAGGGCTAGCTTTACAGGAGGAACAAATGTTTCTATCACTAACGGAGTAATAACCGCTACGGATACCGATACTGTTTACACACATCCTACTTCAGCAGGTAATAAGCACGTTCCAACAGGTGGTTCAGCAGGTCAGTTCCTTAAGTATTCCGCAAGCGGTACTGCAACATGGGCAACTCCTAGCTACACTACTAACACTGACACTAACACCACTTATACAGGTGGTACAGGAATGACCTTAAACGGTACTGTATTTAATTGTGATATTACCTCTCCATCAGATGTAGCGTTAGGAAATCTTTCTTCTAGTGGTAACGCTCTTGCAGGAGCTTTTACCGCAACAGGAGATATCACAGCCTTCTCTGATGCTAGAGTTAAAGAGAACGTAGAGACTATCCCTAACGCTCTTGAAAAGGTTACAGCCTTACGAGGTGTTAACTTTAATAAGATAGGAGAGGAGAAACGCTCTACGGGTGTTATAGCTCAAGAAGTTAAAGAAGTTCTTCCGGAGGTTATTCATGAGAACGAAGATGGTATGTTATCTGTAGCTTACGGAAACATAACCGGTGTTCTTATTGAAGCTATAAAGGAACAACAGAAGCAAATTGAAGAACTAAAAGCAATGGTAATAAATCTTAAAAACAATAAGTCATGAACGTATTAGATTTAAACATAAACTTAGAATCTGAAGAGATTGTATTATTACACATTGAACTACATGAAAATCTTGACTAATGGCCTTACAAAGTAGTGGAGCAATATCTGCATCACAAATAGGTGCTGAACTTAATCAGGGTACAGGAGAAGAGTTAAGTCTATACCAAGCAGAACGTGGAAATTATGAGGTTATAAACAGTGCTAGTGCAAGCAAGCCTAACGGTGTTGACCCACACTCTATGAGTGAGTGGTATAGTTACGACCATGACGCAAGTTCTCTAGTTGACAATGACTACTATTGGGTAGGTGATGGTGTTAATGATACGCTTAGAAATAGTGGGTCTTCAATTGGTTGGGGAACTACAGAAGATTTTTCATGGTCAGGTTGGTATAGAATAGATTCTTCAGGTGGTGCGGTAGAGCAGTTAGGCTCTGTAAGTACGTCTACACCAAGCGGTAGCAACCAAATATTCTTGCAGTACAACGGAAGTCAAAACCGTATATACCATAGAGTAAGAGTAGGTGGTACTTTTGGTCAAAGACAATACCCTTTACATGACAACCTATCTATCACAGGTGTTTCCTCAGCAGGATGGAAGAGCACTAACAGAGGTAATGTAAACTCAGATGGCTTTGTTCATTTGACTTTTACCTATGATGCTAGTGATACTTCTAGTAATGCTTTTCAAGTTTATTGGAACGCTACAAAACTAACATCTAGTGTAAACAACCATAGTGGTACAAGGTCAAGTAGTTGGACGGCAGGTAGTTTTGCTATTGCTGATATAATATCTTCAACCACTAACAATCCCAATGTATGGCAAGGAGGTGTAGACCAAGTTTCTATGTATAAAAAAGTGTTAACTCAATCTGAGATAACTGCTTTATACAATAGCGGAACACCAATTACAGGTACAGATGCTAGTGTTACAACCAATCTTTTAGGAGAGTTCAGACTTGAAAACAACGCCAATGATAGTAGCTCAGGCTCATTCCCTAACCTAACTAATACCGGTGGTACATTCACAACATACTAACTATGAAGACATACTATAGAATGACCACAGCACAGAAAGATGCTGTACCAAGAGAAGACTTTGACTGTTTACCTTACTCAAACCTAGTTGGTGATGAGTGGATAGCAGAGTGTAACGTATCAGGATTAGAAAGCATAACAGAATACTCAACAGTAGAAGAATGTGTAGAGTATATAAAAGTAAACAACTCAGAGTGGGATGAGTTTTATGATTTGTAGTCTTATTAATACTTTTTAACAATGCAGGTATATACTATTATAATAAGTTATATTTGTCTCAAACAAATATAACTTATATTATTATGGAAGCAAAAAACATGATTAGCGAAGACGAATTAAAATCACTACAGGAGTTGGTAGGTACAAGAACAGAAATACTTAAAGCAATAGGTGAGTTAGAGCTAAGAAAAATGGAGGTGGCTTCCAAGTTTACTTCTATTGAAGAATCTCTTTCAGAGCGTAGAGATGCTTTAGAAGAAAAGTATGGACACATAAATGTAGATTTAAGTACAGGAGAGTACGTAGAGGTTAAAGAAGAAAAAGAATAGTAAATGAAAAAGTTAAAGTCAGGAGCGGTAAACTCAATTTCCTTCATAAAGAACTTGACGTATACCATCAATTCGTTTGATGTTTTATTTGAAAAAGTAGTAGGTTCTGCTGCCTTGACTTTAACTGATTTACAGGACCAATTAAGCCTTGCGTCTTGTAATGATTTCATCCTGTTAAACATTGACCTAATAACAAATTCTCTAGGTGGTGGCGAGTATTACATGACCGTATCAAACGCAGGTGGGTCAAGTACATACCTGTGTGAGATAGAGGATTACACAACCACACAAGGTGTTAGTGGAGTATATGGAGATACAGTAAGGTTTACGGACCTTTAATTTGTAAATTATATTAATGGGACTATTCAATAATATCGTAGATTATTTTGCATCAAATACATTTGTTCAGGCAACTGAGAACAGTGTTTCTGCAAACGAACTAGAGAACGCTATAATCGACCTGAATGGTCGGTATAAGCTTGGGCATACAGAGTTAGGTAACTACATTAAGTTTGGAGTTAATGATGATTTTCCTGTAATTTTAGAGAAGATGCTTCGTCAATCACCTGTTCATTCAGGTATATTGACTAAGAAGGCTAAGATGATTGCCGGTAACGATATATCTTTTAACGATGATTTCCTGTCTACCAAGAAATCAAAGCAAGAACTAAAAGTATTCCTTAACAATTGCTCAGGTGATAACAAAGGGATGTATGATGTTATTACTCATGCTGCTTTTCAGTACGAGCACAAAGGTGCTTGCGCTTTTTATGTTCGTTGGAACACAGGCAGAACTAAAATAGTAGAGTTTAAATCTCTAGACCCTAAAGGAGTTCGTGCTGCTGAACCAAACGATAAAGGTGATGTAACACACTACATCGTAAGACGTAGCTTTGGATATGGTTCTAATTCAGTACAGCATAATGAGCCTAAGAAAATCAAAGCTTTTAACAAGTTTGATAAAACAGCTAAAGAGTCTGTATTATACATTGCTAATCCTTATTCGGGGAACCCTTATTACGGAGTCCCCAATTACATTTCTGCTTTCCATTATATTGCAAGTGACTTTGAGTTTGGTAAACACATTAAAAATTCTTCTGCAAATGGATTCACACCGAAGGTCCTTGCTACCTTCATTGGTCGCAATATGTCAGCTGAACAGAAAACTATTGAGTACGCTAAGTTCAAAGAATCTTTCACAGGTCCTGAAGCGGATAACTTCATAGTAAGTTGGGTAAACAAAGAAGAAGATGCTCCTAAGTTTACACCATTAGATATAGCAAACCTTGATAAAACTATTGATGTATTGTCAAGACTTAATGATGCTAAGATTTTAACTGCTCATAACATAACAAGCCCTACATTGTTTGGGGTTATGGTATCGGGTAAGCTAGGTGGTACAGGTAATGAACTTGTAACCGCATACCAAATTTTCAGAGCGACTGAAACACTTCCCAACCGTGAGGTTATTATTGGTGGAATCAACAGAATCCTATCGACTATAGGATTTGACAAGATGGATTTATCTGTCGTTGAAGAGGATATAAACCTTGAAAGTATCAAGGGTGCTAACACAACCGATATACCAAATGGTTAATGTAATTTTCATAGATGATAACTACCTTTATCAAAACTTTCCATTGCCTAAGCGATTGGATAGAGCTGCGTTGTTATCTATAATTCAACTTGAGCAGTACACTTCTATTCAAGACTTATTAGGAACTTGTTTATACGAGCACCTAGAGCAAGGAGTGCTTGACCAAACTTTAACGGCTGAAGAAACAGAGTTGTTTAAATTAGTTAAGTATACTCTAGCTATGTACGCTGCTAAAGCAACGGTTTCTATGCTACGTACTCAGAGTGCTAACACTAAAAATGAAGAGTCTGTACAGGACCAATATGTTATTGACGCGCTTACATCTCAAATAGATAGTAAGGCTAAATATATAAATGCTAGAATTGTAGATTATATAAAGTCAACTGCTACATTAAAAGCAATTGCTACTGCAACAGGATGTGATAATGATTTATTTAATGACAATGATGTTTATCAAGGCTCTGTTTACTACCCATATACACCAACGGACACAACCTGTCAATAATGGAAATTTCTGATTTGAAATTACTTGCCTTTAACTCAGCAACTTTGTTGATTTCTTTTGCAGCAGTAGAAAATATGCTAAAGCTTGTATTGCTTATAGCATCTATAATATATACTGTACAACGCATACAAGAACTATATAAAAAAAGAAAACAGGAGTAATGTCAGAGCCTAAATCTTTTTTAAAAGAGAATTGGTCTATGCTTATTTGGTTGCTTGCGGCTGTCTTTGCAGCAGGTGGAATATACGCTGAGTTTACATCCTTAAAGATGGAGCTTAGAATGGTCCATGAAAGACTAGATAAAAAGATTATTCTTATAAGCTCGTTAGAAGAAAGAGTTTATAATCTTGAGCTGTATGGTGAATATGAAAAAGGTTTGAGAAAATCTATTAAATAAAAAAGGGGCCGAAGCCCCTTTCTATTTTATTTTACCTCTTTTGTCTACCGTTCTCACGGCAAAGTAACCACCTATCACGGTTACACTAACCAACTCCCATAGTCCTATCCATCTTTCGCTTACGCTACTGATGCCTACACCCTCAAAGAAAGTCATAAGCACTAGGAATACCACTACAGTTGCAAGTGTTAATGGCCTAACATTCTTGCTAAGCCATGAGTCAGATGATAAATCACTGCTCCAACGAGATGATATCTCTTTTTCTATTGCAGCTCTTATCTCTTCCTTTTCTTCAGGTGTAGATACAAATCTATCTACCGCATCCGCCACCGCATCCACAGTTGCCTTGGCACTTCCTGATAATATGTTCTTTAAAATACCCATAACTAACTACCACACCCTTCGCAATCAGGGTTGTCAATAGAACAGGCATTCTCGTTTGCCTTGCTTGTTGTTAACTCATCTACGAAATCAGCAAAGCTGTCGCTTAAATCAAAATCATTCCTCATCTTCTCTCTCTTCTTCGGTTATTACTTCCTCGTCTATTATTGGGTCGAGGACAAACCCATATTCTTCTTGAACATTAAAGCTAGGGCAAGCCTTAGTGGAGAACTCATTGTGTCCATGTATTGTACACCCGGGATAGATAGCTAACAATCCTCTTAATAGATTTGTTAACGCCATGTCCTGAGCTTCGGTCCTAGTATCCTTTGGATTCATATCGCTGTCGCATCCTCCAACGTAAGCTACACCTATACTCCTTCTGTTCTGACCCTTTGCATGAGCACCTATTTGATGTATGCTCCTTCCTAAATCTATAGTACCATCTAGACCTATTAGGTAATGGTAACCTATAGTAGAGAATCCTCTAGCAATGTGCCATCTTGTAATATCGTCAACGGAAACCTCTCTACCTTGAGGGGTGGCAGTTGAGTGTATTATTATTCTGTTTATGTGTCGTGCTGATTTCTTGATTTTCATATCGTTTAACTTTCGTGTTCTATAATTTACATTACTAGCTTACTAACTTCCTGTAAGTAAACTCTGCTATTAGACTTGAATAGACTGCGTGTAAGGGATGCAAATCTATTATTGAATAGATGATAAGGGTGACCCAAAAAGATAGGCACAGGACGCAGTTAAATGGCTTGTACGGCAGTACATTCTCCATGAACCAACCATACGGTTCGAACACAAACAAGTAAGCGAATAAAAAACCTAGTCCAACAGCTATGAACCATCCTTCATAAATCTCAATCATAATTTTTTGCTTATATATTCATCTCTTGTGTAGCGCACAAGCTTTACTTTGCGCTCACCATTTTCTATAATACATACATTCCCCTTCCGTCTCTCACCATATACATCACGCCACTTCAGGGAGACAATCTTATTTGTCATAGTAGAGTATATCATTGATATGATTAAGTTGGCGGCAGAACCGCCTTCTTTGTAGTAGCTTAAAAACTTTAGGCACACCCTCATTACAGCCTCGTCAATCAATGACTGCCTTAACTCTTCGTTACCATTAGTGATGAACGAGAAGTTAGATATCTCAGATGCACGCTCTAGTATAAACCGGCCTAAGATGTTTGTTATTGCTCCATCTTTTGCAGAGGTTATAGCCTCACGCTCTATTATAGCTTTGTCGTATTTACTCTTCTTCAACTTTGTCTAGTATTGCAACGATGAAATGTAAGTAATCTGAAAGCTCAGTGGTTGTGACGTTGAGTTCATGACCCAAGCCCACGAGTGTAACAGGTCTTCCTGCTTTGTATATTTTTGATACAGCATAGTAAAGTGAAATTATAAAGTCAGCTTCGTCAGAAGTGATTTCCTCGTATGTTAAATCAATAGACATCTTCTACTATTTTATATCCTTTGCACTTGATGATAACCTTGTACGTATTCTTTGGTAAACTAGAATCGAACTTGATTTTAATTTGGTCATAGTATTTTGGGCTGTCATCTTTAACCACTTCCAACTCAACGAGCGTATCAGCGAGAAATTTCGAAACAAGAATACCATTGTCGATATCAAGCCGGCTGTTGTAAGTAATGTCAAGCCTAAAAGTTTCGCAGGTAAATTTATCATGAAGCGACAAAGCTTCAGTGCATATGATTTTATATTCATCTTTCTTTTTCTTTCTATATGTCCAATGCTTACCCGCATAAATCATGTTTAAGCTAGGTGGCTTTGGAAGTGTTAGTGTTATATTATTTTCCATACTTGGTCAGGTCTATCGTACCTCTGTATCCACTGTAATCGTTCATGAGTTCGTGTAGTGGTGGTATCCAACCCAACGCATTGTTATCTCCTGAAGAGGAGTTACCAACAACCTTAAAGTTTCCAACCTTCAAATACTCTAGGAGTTCTTCTCTAGAAAACATATGGCAGATATCGCTGCCGTCAGGTAGCTTTAATATGTAAAAATAAAAATCAGACTTAGACATTAATATGCCCGAGTCTGAATCTTTATTCGTGTTCTTAAATTCTATGTAAAGGTTTGGTTGGTCCGGAGTCTTTCTTCTCTTGGCCCACATATAAGCCTTCGAGTCGTACTTAACTTCGATGGTTATTTCATCGTCATCTTTAGTACACTTTAGGTCCCAATCGTAGAACACTCTTTGCGGAGCGAACTCAATCTTATAGCCCATCTCTTCCATGTAAGCTCGTACCAATTCCTCTCCATGTTTCCCTGTGAAATTCATGACTTGATTTTTAGGGCAACCTTAAGTAAAATTAGGTAACCAATTAAATCCTGAACAGTGTCTTCAGTGTCAGGGTTTATGCCGCGCATCTTAATACGCATTAACTTGTCGTCTATCCTAGCACATAGGTTCTCAACAGCATCGCCATTAGCGAAAACATTTTCCGGGTGCAGTGCTGAATCTCCATAAGCTTCGTTCTTTGAGAGAAGAAGTTGTGTCACAGCATCGGCTTCTTGTATTATTAAATCTCTAGTATCCATACTCTAATATAATCTATTCGTCAAACAATTGTACATCAACACGATAAACTTTACTAACATTTCCGCTTTGGATAACTATCCGTCCATTGCTAGGGTTGTAAAATATATACTTGTCATCACTTCCGGTGTAGTCTGATACGTCAAACTTAAATTGATTGTCGTTGATGCTGATGTTTCCATCCTCACCAACTTCAATCTTCTTAGCACTTGGTACATTAAACTTTAGGTAAGCCCTTACTAAGTTAGCGAAGGCTACCTTACGCTCAAGAATTAGGCTGTGCGTAGGCAAATCTTTTTCTTCCTTGTCCATCTAGTTCGTAGTATCTGTTAGATAATTTATCAAAATATAAAGTCACGGTTCCTAGCTTACCCACAATCTTAGGCTTGGCTTTAACCACTGTAATCTCAACTTGGTTTCCTTCGTAAGGAATACCATTGCCGTCTTCCAATCCGAATGGACAACGCCATACGTTTATAATCATCATTCCCTTACGGCTCCATTGCATTCCACCTGCTATGTCATTCATGGTAGGCTTGTCAACATATGGCACACCACCCTTGTACTTCGCTTGTTGGTGTCTAGTGTGTACCGTAACAATAGTATGGTAGTCTCTGTCAGCTGAGTGCTTACGTACTTTGGTAAGTACCTGACCGATTGCTATGTCATCACGTACACCTGCTGATATGTCAGTCTTAATCTCAGTGAATGGGTCAACCATACATCCGTCAATCTTAATGAAGTTGTCTGCCTCTATCTTCTCTACTGAATTATAGAAGGCTTCAATGCTTAGGTCCTGAAGACCGGAGTCAATGATATAGAAGTGCTTATTGATAAACTCAATAGCTACCTCAGTCTCCTCATCTGTAGCTGTAATCTTATCGTTGACTAGGAAAGGCTTACGTAAGTAAACCCATAGCAACTCAGCGAACACCTCTGTAGGTGAACCTGTTTCGGGTGAGTAGATTGCCCACTTCCATCCATCGTATTCCGCTAGGTTCATCATGAGTTCGAACCCGAACTGAGACTTACCTTGGTGAGCACCCGCATAAATATATGTAGTGGAACCACGCTTAACAGAATACTTATCGAACAAAGAACTAAATCCTGTCCAAGCACCCTTCTTGATTCCGTTGTTTCTTAGTGTAGTTAACGAGCCTCGAAGTTCGTTAGCTGTGTATATTAATTTTTGCATCTGTCCTTATTTTATTTATTTATTGTAGTCGCTTTCCTTATGTGTAAAGCTCCTACTTAATGGCTGTCTGTCTAACTCATCTGACACATGAAAGTCATGTATCTTTTTACCTGTTAATTTTAAAGATGCCATCATCTTCATTATCATTTCAGGGCTGTTATTCATGTCATCAATGGATGCCATCCTAGTTGGTATCTCCATTGTCCGGTAGTTGTTAATGTATCCGTTACCTCTCTTCACTTTGTATGCAACTTTAATCTTTACAAAGTAAATCATTTGTCCAAGGTCGTCACCTGATTGTGGTGCAGAGTTAGGATTTATTTCAAAGTGTTTATCTAGTGGTGATTCCATTACATTTTTATTAGTCGTAACCTGCGTTGATACTTTCGTATCAGTAAGGCTGAGTTAGTTAATTGCTTTTGAATATCAGCGGTCCATCCAAATCTACTTGCTTGTATAGATAGGTTTACATTATCTATCATTAACATATCAAGAAAACTTTGAACCTGTCTTATGTGTGTGTACTTCCTAAACATATTCTTTAATTTTAAAGTTAGTATTAGTGTCCTTAAACATTAACTCTTGGTCATTAGTGGAGCCATCCCTTGGCGGTCTACCTCCGTAATAAATTTTTCCCTTGAGGTTGTTTATTGTGGTGTACTTAATTCCATCTTCATATGCCCATACCAAAATTGCATTAGGTATTCTCATCTTCCTTGCGAATGCTTGTAGGTCTACTAGTTTTCTTAATCCTACTACAGGTGAATGATTGTCATGAACTGATTTCACTTTACGTACTCCCTTAATTTCAACTGCTGCTATGTCTGTGTTGTCTTTATGAACAACGTAATCAACTGCTGCGTGTGGACCTTGGTCTTGGAACTCAATACCATCCCGGTCTTTTATCAGTAGCCGAATAGCCTTGAGTTGAAAGTCAACATCTCTTTTTGTTTCGAATGTTTTACTCATCTCTCTTTGGTGTTAAAGGTTATAAAGGGGAGTCAGTCTAGACCTAACCACAAGCTTTTTATATTTAGTTTATAAAAAAAACTGCTCCCCTCTATGATTAAAGCAAGGTGGATACTTACCCAAGTAAAGACTAATAATATTAGCACAACCACCTTGCTCTTGGTAGGGAGGGAGGGATTCGAACCCTCCTTGCAGTATAGATAAACCATTAAATTACCAAGCCTCTATCTATCTACCACCGTTCTCCCCTATAGTAAGAGGAGGGACTCCGCAGTACCCTCCTCCTCATTATGCCCTACGTAATACCTTAGAAAGGTAGGTCATCACTGTCGTTGACAGGTGCAGCCTTAACCGCAGTACCTCCTTGTGGATTGTACTCTCCTTGTAGTTGGATGTACTTGCCTCCGTCACGCTTGTCTTTCATCTCAAGGTTGACCCAACCTTTGTCGTTCTTTGCGTTCTGAAGAACCTCAAAATCTTGAGGACCTAATGCAATCTTTACTATCTGACCGAACTTAGTTGTTACTACGCTTGTCTTTGCTACGAATTGTTTGTCTTGACTCATCTTAATTTAATTTAGTTACTTGTTATTAATTCTTTTAGGTGGTCGTACTTGCCTGAAAGGTCAACGTACTTAGCTTTTAATTCATCTACCTCACTATGTAAGCTAGCATCTGAAGAGAAGTATCCCTTCATAAAGTTGTTCGCCCGGTTGTACGCTAGTTCATAACGCCTGTCGGCCATGCGATTATCATGAGAGTGTATGTAGGTATGGACACCCTTCGGGTCCGTGTTTGAAATCCTACCTATCTCACGAAGGCTCAGTCCTTGGTTGTGCATTGCACATATAGCAATGGCTCTAGCAGTGGTAATCTCCTTGGTCCTCTTGTTAGATAGTATGTCAGCTGTGCTGACTCCTCCTGCACTAGCTGCGCATAAGAGAATTACATCTGCTAGGTTTTTAAAGTTCCCCAACTCTTGCTGAGTAAGGATTGAATACTCCATTTAGAAATGTTTTTTCGTAAAGGTTAATAGATTTGTTGAACTCCCACTCCCCTCTAGCTAGGAACTCATCGCTTGCACGGAAGATACCTACCTCGTAAGGGAAATCTTTCTCAATCACTAGGAAGTAGAAGTTGTCCACACCGAATAATGTTTTGTAGATGTGTGCTTGTTGATTGTACATCATCCATGGTGCGCCCTTCTTCCAATCCTCTAGGGATTTTGCTGAGGTCTTAAGGTCAACCAAGTAAGTCTCAACTCCATCAAAGACTAAAGCATCAGCCTTGCCCTTGAGTTTAATAACATTACCTGATTCAGTTATGTGTTCCATAACAGCCGGAACCTCAGCTTTAAAGTCAATGCCCATTAGGTCAGTGACCTCATCTAGTTTCATTAGCTTGTCGTACATACCCATCACGAGATTATAATCTTTGGACGGCATGACTAACTTACCTTCATTCTCTAGTTTCATTTCCTTGTAAGCAGTAGTACCTCTTCTTCCTTCGAAGGGAACAGCTACCTGCTTGCCCTCTAGGAACAGCGCGTGCAGCGCAGTACCAATGTCAAAATAGGATGCACTAGGGTAGGACCACTTACCTTTTCTCATCAAGTGAAACTTAGTAGGTGACTGCCTTAGCAGCTTAAGCATACTATTCGAGAGGTACTCCTTGTCAGCGAAGTAAGCCTCATCATCATTAAACTTTTCAATTACGGACATCTATTCCCATGTGTTGCAGAGTGTAGTCTACCAAGTCATCAACCTCTATTTCAGTAGGGGTTTCATTCTCCAAGCCTGATAGTAAATCAATCAGGTGAATGGTATAACTTTGTAGGAACTCTAGTTCATAATCATTTACCTCATAAAGAACTTCTACTACCTCGTCCTTTATCGAGGGACTAACAACCTCAGAGATAAGTGACGCTGCAAACGTAGTCACAGTATCACTCATCTTGAAGTCCTTTAGTTCGTTAGACCAATTCAGCACCGAGAATCTCTTTGCGTTGGTCAGCAGTAACCTCGTACTTACCTAGGGCTACCTTAACTTTGTCAGCCGCTCCGTTCTTCACAGCCTCTATCATCTTTCTCTTGATGTCGCTAGTCATTTTTATCTTAGCTTCCTCCTTAGCCGCAGGACTAGGGTTATCCCCTTTTTTGACATCTTGCTTGGCGATAGCCATTGTAACTTCGTTACTACTTGCAATCGAAGTATCAATACCAATACCGAGATTAGCCAATGCACGTCCCCAAGCACTCGTCTCACAGTTCTCCACATAACTTGTCTTGTTAATGTAGCTACTCGACTTGTCCTCCTGTGCGAATCCTGTAGCTCTTAGGACCCAATTGTCATCACGTATTTCAGCTCTGATAACACAGCTGTCAGCATCTAACTGAACAATCTCTGAAGACAATGACCAACCTGAATAGTCAGGATGTGTGCGAAGGTATTTGATACGCTCGTTCACCTCTACATAGGCCTTGCCTTTGATGTTGGTGGTTTTGAAATTGTGTACACTCATAGTTATAAAATTTAATTGGTTACTTATTTTCTCTAGGTTTAATATACTCCGATTCACCGTGCTCGACAACGTCTGCCCTGTATATTTCCAACACTCCTTCCAACACAGCAATAGCTGACTCGGTGTTTAGTAGTGTAGTCTCTAGCACGGCAATGATTCTGTCCTGTGTGGACCACATTGTGCGAATGTCATCAGGCATAACCTTCTCAAAGATTGTTGCCCAATTGTTTACAGCACTGACAAACTCTTTGTCTAGTACAGACATCCTGTCTTTCACCTGTCTCTCACCATGTATAATCGTTGCGTGATTAACATTGAGATAACTACCAACCTCTTGGTAGGTAGTGGTAAATTTATTCTTAAGGATAAAGGAAAGACATTGCCTCGGAATGACTACTACTCTTTGCTTTGTTGGTGACAGCGGGTTTACTCCGTACGATTTTTGGTACGACTGACACAGTCTTTCTACTATTTCTAGGCTTAACTTCTTTTTTGTTTGTAACGTGTGTGACTTCATACATATATTTTTTTAGTTTTGTTAACGCTCTACCTTGGGTGTTCCTCACTGTTTTAGGATGGATGTCTAGCTCTAGAGCTATCTCGTTCCTAGTCTTATCCTCTAGGTAATACATCCTGATGATGTCGCGCTCTACTACGTTGAGTTCCTCACTCATAAACTCTTTGATTATCTCAATTGTATTATCATAAGGCAGGTCGTTAGACACTGCGTTCTGTAGGTACATATTGAACTCATCATCTCCGTTGCTGTAGGTTACCTCGCTCTCAGTCCGGACATCTAATCTCTTAGCTCTCTCTAATACTTTGTAAGCATTGAGGATAGCAAACCTAAAGGTGCTCATCACTGTACCAACCATGTGCTTCTCACCTTCGAACTCTACCTCTCTACGCTTCAAGCTCATCACGTTCTTAATCGCTATGAAGTTAGCCTCCTCCACAACATCATCGCTGTAGAACGAGTATCCATAATACTTTGCACAGAAGTGCAGGAATCTGCGGTTAGGTGGGAACCACTTTGCTATATAATCGTCTGTTATTTTCATCGCTTTATTATAATATATTATATACTATACTATTATTATAAGAGTTCCCTTAAGGGAACTCTTTTATAATACTCTTATTAACATTACACCTTTTCGTTAAGAACCTTGTTAAGAAGTTCTTTCGATTGGTTATACCTATCTGTCATACCATCGTATCTTAACTTCAACGCTCGGTATTCGTTACCCGCTTTCTCTAACCTGTCTTTAAGAGTTATGATGTCACCTGTCCTGACCTCATGTATAGATACAAATCTCTCGAACTTGTATACTATTCGAGCAACCCTCTCGGGGTTGCTCAACTCTTCCCTCTCAGCTTCTAGTAGGTCATTGAATGCATCGTATAAAAGCTCAAGGTCTGCGGCATACAGGAGGGTGTCACTCGCTGTCATTGAATCGTATTTTCATTACAGCATTGCGTTTATTGTGTAGTGCTAGTGCTATCCTAGCCTCGTCTATTGTTTCAAAGTCTTGAGTATATCTTTCTTGACTTATAAAACCATCCCATTGTACTTCGTAAGTTAACTTTCTCATAGGTCTTTTGTTATTAGGTTTCTAAGTTCTGCAATTTCAGCAGCGATTTGTGAGGTGTTGCCGTGCTCGGTCTTGAAGTATTGCTCTAGCCTTGTCAGCAGTCCTGCGTTCTGAATCTTTTCTGTCTCTGTCATCATATCGTTTCGTATAAATTGTTAGATGATACTAGTCGTAGTATACTCTCAGGCTTTAGGGCCATGTAGCGTTCACGCTGTACGTCATATATTAAAAAGTTGTTAGGGTTAAGGCAAGACTTCCCGCCCTTCGTGTGCTTGTGTACACCTGCTCTACCATGGAAGGATGTAATCTCTCCGTTGGCCTTGACATATGTACCGGCTACAAACTTCCCGCTAGTGATAGCCTCTGCAATTCTTTTCTTAATGTCCATGTCTATTTATTTTTATTGTTCTCGTTCATACTTACTATATCTCTTAGGTCCTGTAGCTCATCGTCCAATGCACTCAGGTTACCCACTAAATCAAAGCTTATCAAATCTCTCAGGTCATGTAGCTCTTCGCTTAATGAGTCCATCCTGTTACTCATTGTGTCTGCGCTACGCTGCAAGTTAAACAAATCTTTCTCAATACCTAGCAATTTTCTTAATAATTTTCTCATGTTTTCTATTATTTATTCTTCTATTATTTCAAAGTCTGCATGTTCCCAACAAGCTGAGCATATGTCCGTCTCAAACCATGCATCAGCTGTGCAGCAGTTGGATTGTGGTATGTCGTTCATGTTGCAAAATAGTTATCGCCTCTCATAGCTCCGTCACTTATAGCCTGCCGGTATGCTAGGTCCTGCGTGTTGTAGTTATCGTACTGCTGTCCGCGCTTGCGGTCCTCAGTAATTACTAGGTCCATAATTTTCTCTAACGTAATGTCGTTCGGGGGGTAAAATGTTTGTCTCATGTTTTCTATTTTTTAGTAGTTGTTAAATCTCCTGCTCATCTCTTCGCGTTGTTCCTGCTCTGTTATTATTGTAAGGTGCAGCGTATATTTTTGCTGCTCGCTCAGGTCCTTGTAAGCCTTGCCGTATGTAAGCTGCGATTTGAATATTAATCGAGATGTCCATATCGGGACCGCCATAATTTTAGCGCGGTCCCTTGCTATTCTTTCGTCCATGATTTCCTGTAAATTTATATGTTCCATTCTCTATGTATATTTTTTAAGGTTCTAGGTTTTAATTTCCAATCGTGGCCCATAGCGAAGAGCACATCTTTAACGCGCTCCCGGTCCAAGGAGTCACCATTTCCCCAACATATTACTGAGTCCTGAGTATCGCAGCTGTACCGATACAGCTCGCAAGCCCCATCAATCTCTTCATCACTCGCGTTCATAGGGTAAAGCTTGCTGTCCATTCCGTAAAATACGCGGACATATTTTTTAAATTCAAGCAGCTCGTTGTTAAATTCAGTTTTTGTATTCATGATTTTAGTTTTTAGTTTCGTGCAATATACACATTTATATTTATAATACTAGCGGTTCCAAATTCTTTTGATTGTCACCCAAACTATTGCTTGGAACTCGTAGCCCTTCAGGCCTAGGTCATGCGCTACCTTCGCGGTTATGGCCTCAACTCTCCTGTATTGCGCAGCTGTGCAGCTCTCAACACAATCAACAATCCCATGTTCAGGCTTGGTAAGACAGGCCCGGAGGTGGTGCTTATCAACTGTAATGTGGTCAGGGCTATTGAGTCCCACATTCATAGCGAATGCATGGGTCTTTGGACTTGATGCGCTCAGTTCAATTTCACCGGTCAAAGCTCTCACGGCTTTTGTCTTGTTCGCGTTATAGGTGCAGACCTTTACAGCTAGTGCGGCCTCGGGTCCTAGGCTTACAAAGGCCTTGATTAATGCCTCGGCATCTATCATGTTTCGGGCCCACTTATTGTTTGGGCTCAGGATTGCGACCACTACAGCGCAAAGGTAGGCATCCAATCCGTAAGTGCTGCTCAGGTATTGCGTGAATGCCTGCGCCTCTTTGTACCATTTCATGCCGGCCCTGTAGTCCTCAAATTGTGCCGCGGAATACCATAGTAAAAGGTTTATAGTTATTTCGTTGTTCTCGATTTTTGTAATTGACTTTTTCATCTGTTTATATTTTAGGAACCGGGGGCGGTATTGCTCCGCCTTCGCTCCATGCTCCCGGTTTAGTCTAGGTATCCTAGGACTTTCACTATTTGCTTCACCGTCTCGGTGGTCCTGTCATCGTCTACCTTGTAGCTCTGTCTAGCTATAGCCTCGCAGGCCTCTATAGATATGGAAAATGTGTCGGGGTTTCTGTCAACTGCCCAATACAAAGCGCGTCCGTCTTTGGTGTGAAGTGTTGCCTCAACTATTGGGCGGCCTAGGCTTTGCTGAAGCCTCCAATGTAGCGTGAGGATTTCGTCTAATGGCTCAGATAAAAACATAAGTTCTACCCTTGGGTTCGTTCCGTCCGTGCCTGTAGTTATCAGGCTTTTACATAGTTTTTCGATGTTGGTCATGATTTCAGTTTTTTATATTTAGGTAATGATTTAAAGATAACAAAGGACCAAAGCAATACGCCGGCCCCGCCTAGGGCCCAAAGCTCTTGATGCTCCGGGAGTGCAAATGTATTTCCGTAGGTGATGCAACACCCGCCAAACATAGTGGCGAGCATTGCGGCAGTTTTTAAGTTTCTCATAATTATTTGGTTTTGTGGTAATAGGCCCATTGTTCGGCCTTATGTAGTTTCGCTAGTTTTTCGGTCATTTCGTCCGCTAACTCATTATAAAAATCTTTCATTATATCGTCAGATTTGTTGGCCTTGATTTCCCAACGGCCCTGCAATTCTCGCAGTCCTATTTGAAGTGCTGCGATTTCGGTGTAATCCATTGTGACGGATACCTGTCCGGTTTTGTGGTTTTTTCTCGTTTTCATAATTATAAGTTGTTAATAAAATATTCGGTTAAATTCTCGAGCGTATACTTCACGCCGTCCCCGGTGTGGGTCATTAAGTTTTGCTCTAGGTGCATCATGAAAAGGTTCGCTAGGAGTTCGGCCTTGTATTGGTCCGTCCAATTTGGACATGGGGTCAGCTCCGTAAATTGCTTAATGTTGGTTAGAATCTCGTTGGCCTTGTATTGCAGTGAATATGTGTTATCAATCCATAGGCAGGTATTGCCTGCCTCGTATGTCGTGTAGCCGTTCATAATTTCAATATTAAAAG